GTAAATAGCAGTAGCGAGATTTCATTTTATCAAATTACTAACAGTGATTTTGTCACTTTAGATCATGACAATCTGACTAACGCATCTGCTCAAATTTATTTAAACGCAACCTATTTTGTCTGATCAATTAAGCCCGCAATGGATTAAAACTATCCTAAACCCGTTACGAGAAATCTACTCTTAAGGTGATTTCTTTACATCCATTCCTACGAATGTGATGTTCCCAATTCAATGCATCACGTTCATCATAAAAGGTTGCTACTTGTTGTGAGTAGTAACCTTTTTTCTTTGGTTTCATGTAACTGACTTTGAACTTCATAGAGCTGGTTTCTATCAACCGTAACAGAGTTGATCCTACTCATGGAACAGAGTCCTGTCAAGCCCCTTGCCAAGGGTTGCCAAGGGTGATATCTTAGATGAAGTCGCGTCCCTTTATGACAGCGAAAGAAAAACTTGTCTTCGTTTCATCTTTTGTTTGGTTTCTTCACTGGGGTACATGTCTAGCATCTGTCATTCTGGATACGGTTATTCTAAAAAACTCTGCGAGGATGCTACCTCTTGGTTTTTGAGAACGTATTTTCCACGTCACAAGATTTCAATCGAGATTGAACACAAGGGACTGAAACGTGAAAAGGTTGTAGGTTACTGTGATGTTGTGGGTGAATGTTATCGTCCCCGACACTTTCTGATCGAACTGCAAGCAAACATGGATCGAGAGTTGTATCTCATCACTCTATTTCATGAGTTGACACATGTTGCTCAGTGGATTCGTGGTGACTTGCGACATCGTTATGGTAAGTTGTGTTATTCTCTAGAACCTGTAGAGAAGTATGAGTATGAGAATCAACCACATGAGGTTGAAGCTCATAAGATGGAAAGTGTATTGTTTCGTGAATATGAACTACAGTGAGATGAACCGATGGGATAGTATTCTAGATCCCAAACCTTGCACCAGACCTTATGTTACAAAGGATGGAATGTGGGCTGCCATTCCTATCGCAGGATCAAAAAAACTTGCGATCATCAATAATGGCAACTGGGTGAAAGTCTCCCGCAACTATAAAAGTGCGGTGAGTTTCATCCATAAGAAAATCAAATAGGTCAGGGTGTTGCCACCCACCTCTGACCATCGTATATTATCAATGTCAACGACCTCAACCGAGGGCAACGACACGCTAAACGCTACTGTTTTTATTCATGTCTAATCCAATTGATCTTCCGTTTGAGAAGAAAGTAGAACTGCAATACAGTTCTCAACGTATTCCTGTGGGTGAAGGTGTTATCTTCATTGACTACAGAGAAGTTCCTGTTGAAGATATTCAACAACGCACTATTGATGGTGTGTTGAATCGAGTCAGAGCTGAAGGTTTGATTCAGGAAACTGTTGCTGCTTTCGTTGATCGTATCAACGAGGGTCGTTATCTGTTCACTTATGAACAACCCATCGTGTGTGAAGTTCACGGTGCTGGTTATGAACTTATCTGTGGTGAACACCGACTTCAAGCACACAAACTTGCTGGTCGCAAGACTATGTTTGTTGCTGTCGTTAAGTTCGAGTCTACAGAAGCACGATTGGTCTTCCAATCTAATGAGAACGATGAAGATGACGAATATGTGAAAGCAATTCGCACAGAGAATGATGTGGTGTTGACTCTCACTGAGATGGTCAATGAAGGTATCATTGACATCGACGATGATAAATCCATCAACGCACGCCTCATCAAACTCCGTCAAAAGACTGGAGATTTCCCTGGTCTTCGTGAGAAACTTCGTTCTAAGTTTGGTAAGATCACACCAGTCAAAAGCTACAGTGACGAAACACGACGTGAGTGGGTTCAGGAATACAAATCGAACATCGAGTTCTCTTCAAGAACTAACGTGAAACCTGTGGAAGGTGTTGCATACATCTCCAAGACTTTCAAAGGTGGTTCTGGTAAAGGTGGACTTCGTGATCTTGATTATGATCCCCGTTGTTTCTTTGATGATTGTTTCCTCCTGCAACAGGAGGGTGTCAACAAGGTGGTGAATATTGCCTCCGTCAATGGTGCAACCTCTGAGAAACTGCCTCAGATTCGTAACTACAAGAACACAAAGATGATCGGTGAGTGGCAATCTAGGATTGTCAAGATTGCTGAGGATATTCGAGATGGTAAGATCGACCCAGTGAATCAAATCGACTTCAAGTGGACTCCTCAGATTGACTCTGTGGACAACATGGAGGAGTGGGCATGAAGAAATGGGAATCTTTCGCCCTTGTTGCATTTAATGCAATGAAGGGTGCTCTACCTCTCTGGACAAATGCAAACTCTGATATACAACGTGCAATGACACGTTTGTTATACGATCAGGTGTTTTCTTCTGGTGATCCAAACAAAACAGGTTACATAAGTTCTGCTGCAATGTCAGCAAAACGGAAGAAGAACAAGACTTGCAAAGATCACTGTCTGTCACCACAATTTGTTGCACGGATGGTATATGATCGACCAGATATTTGGTTGGTTGACTTTGAAAAGTTCAAGGTTCTGTTCTACATGTGTTGTCAAACTATCGAAGTTACACCACATGAAAACAACAAACTCAGTCAACTGACTGAGAATCGTGATGGAAACTTTGTTGTTCATGTTCCTACTCATGAGAAATATGAACATCTAAACATTGTTCTTTTTCACCCAGATAAAGGTGTGGTTGATAACATCTTCAATCACTTGGTTCCTATCGAATTGGTAGAGTACGAAAAACAATACCTGTCCAATTGAAGAACTGTCACAGGGGGCTCGCCGAGTCCCCTTTTTTGTCATATCATACATTCATCGACACAAGGTTATGCAACTCCGTCCCCATCAACGTGAAGCATGTGACGCAATGCTTAAACACAATCGTGGACAGATCATTGTACCTACTGGTGGTGGTAAGACAATGTGCATGATCCGAGACGCCATTGATACTATTGATAGACTTGATATTTCTACTATTGTTGTAGTTGCTCCTCGTATTCTCTTGGCAGAACAACTCTGCTCTGAGTTCCTTGAGCATATTGACGTTGAAGATGTTGAGATTCTGCACGTTCACAGTGGTGAGACTACACACCTCAGAACCACTAAAGTTGATGCAATCGTAGATTTCAATCACTTCTGCTGGAAGAACAATCGTTCTTCTTTGATCTTTACTACCTACAACTCTCTCCACAAAGTTTATGAGAGTAAGATTCAAGTAGATAACATCTACTTTGATGAGGCACACAACAGTGTCAAACGAAACTTCTTTCCTGCCACTGAAAACATGGCATTCCGTGCTCACAGAAAGTATTTCTTCACTGCGACTCCGAAACATTCTCTGACTGTATTCAAACCAGGGATGAATGATCCTGAGATCTATGGTCAGGTCATTTGCAATGTTCCTGCAACCAAACTTGTTGACGAGGGTTACATTCTTCCTCCTAAAGTTGTCATCAAGGAGTTGCCTTCTGGTGATGCGAAACAGTCTGATTGCAAGAATCTGTTGGACACCATTGATGACAACTCTCTCAACAAAATCCTGATTGCTGCACGTTCTACGAAACAGATCATCAATCTGATTCAGGAGTCTTTGTTCTGTGCAGAGTTGACCGAACGTGGTTATTCTTGGATGGTGATTACATCTAAGACTGGTGCAATCATCAACGGTCATGTGGTCACCCGTGAACAGTTCTTCAACACTCTGAATGCTTGGGGACGTGATTCTTCTAAGAAGTTTGTGGTTATTCACCACTCTATTCTGTCCGAAGGTATGAACGTCAAGGGACTGGAAGCTGTGTTGTTCATGCGTAACATGGACTACATTGGCATCAGTCAGTCAATCGGTCGTGTGATCCGTCTGGGCGACCGCCAGAAGACGTTTGGACTTGTCTGTGTCCCTGTTTATGATAAAGTGGGTATTGGCACTGCCAGGAGTGTTCAGGCGGTTGTTGATACTGTGTTCAACCAAGGTCAACCCGCAATCTCTACCGTTCGTCGGTGACATTAAATAGTATCAGTTGCTCTATCTCATGAAAGATCAAAACACCATTCCTGACGGCGAAACTAAGAAGGATAAATGGAATCGAGGACTTGACATTTTCATTGAATCTGTCATCGAACCAGATCCTGCACTGAGAGCGTGTGCTCACAATCAAAAGTGTTATCATGAGCTTATGGATATTCGACAAGATGTTCTTGAATATCTTAAGACTAAGAGGTGGCACTAATGTATGAAGAACTAAATTGTTTTGAGGAAGCATTGAAACACTTTGGCACCCGTGTTGAGGTTATCTGTGCTATGGAACTATCAAAAAGACTTAGTTCCGAGGAAGCATATCAAATGATCAAAGAAGAACTTAAAGAAGTCAAAAAGTGTCGCAAGGAGTTCAAAAATGATAGATGCTAATGAGGTCGAGTGCTACATTGATGAGACCAAAGTTGATCGAGAAGAGTGTATAAGAGATGTGACAGACTCTCCCAAAGATTGGGAAGACTTCTGGTATAGTCCAGAGGCACAAGGCACATGGGGATCTGATACTTTCGAGAAAGTATGGGAAACCATGGACAAAATTGAACCACTCACACCCCCAACAAACAAATGAGTTTCGACCGCAAAAAACAGCTCTCTGATAAAGAAATTGAGTCGATGAAGATTGCTGTCAATGAGACAGACATCAAAGCAATTCATCCTGACAAAATGGAAGACTTTGCAGAATATATGGTGCAAAGTTTGAAGAGTTCTGAAATTGTGGACGATTATGCTAACAAACTCATGGATCCTCCCACACGGAAACGCGGCGGGAAACTCAGTGACTGACCAGTTCGATTAGTGTCACACGGGGTCGCACTGACCCTGTTTTTCGTGTATATTAGATG